AGTGTCAAGGATCAGGTGGGCGGGTTCATTCTGATCAGCACCAGCGCCGATGGTTCGCTGGCAACCGAGGTTCGTCGCACGTCGGTGCGGGTGGTCTGCCGCAACACGCTGGCGATGGCGTTCGGTGAGAAGGCGAGCCACAAGGTCTCGCACAAGTCCGTGTTCGACCCCGAGCAGATCAAGGGCTACATGGGTCTGAACGAGGCGGCGTGGGCGAAGTTCCGTCACGACATCACCCGGATGGCTGAGGTGCCCGTGGACAAGACGCGTGCAGAGGAACTCACGCTTGCCCTGCTGGGCGGTGCCGGGGCTGGGCCGGACATCGAGGCGAAGGTGGTGACCTCGGTTGCCTTCAACAAGATCCTCGACCTGTTCAATGGCAGCGGCAAGGGCTCGACGCTCGACGGTGCTGCCGAGACGGGCTGGGGCTGGGTCAACGCGGTCACCGAGTATCAGGATTGGTACGCCCGCGCTCGTACCGAGGAGAACCGCTTCGTGTCTGCCAATTGGGGACCGGGTGCCGACGTGAAGGCTAAGGCGGTCTCGCTGATCCTCGCCTGATCAACCACAACGCAGGGGCTTCGGCCCCTGCACTACAACACCAAGGAGAAACAACATGCTCGACTTCAACGCCCTTGCCCGGTACTTCAGCGTGCCAGTGAAACGCAAACCCGACCCGGCGGTGCTGTCTGCCCGTGGTCGTCATGCAGCAGCGATGAAGAAGGTCAAAGCGCTGCTCGCTCAGTACCCGCAGATCAACGTCGAGAAAGACCAGCAGGATTATTGGGTCACCTGCGACGGTATGGATTGGGACGATCCTTCTGACCCGCTGTTCGAAGCGCACTTCTGCGTCGGTGGCGAGGAAGTGCTTGAGGCGGTGCTGGTCTACGTCGAACACCTGAACAACAAGTAACCCACAAGGAGAACCACAATGAAAGCCACCATCAAGTGCATCACCGCCATGTTCCGCAAGCGCAGCGTGTTCGATATGGCAGCCAAGGAACTGGACGAAGCACAGCGCACCCTGCTCGGGCACCAACGCAGCGAGGAGTTCCACGCCCACATGATCCAGTACTACGAGACCAAGATCGAGCGGCTGGGCCGCATGCTGGGGGACCGATGACTGAGGAGGAGTTCCACGAGGAGTTGCCCGACGAACTGTCGATCAAGGCTGCCCCGCGCTTGTGTCCCAAGTGCGGGCAGATCAAACCCTTGCGCGACTTCGAGCGACCCCTGACCAAGGCACAAGCCGCCTATCGGGGCTTTGCCAACAAGCACACGGTGTACATCACGTCGAAGTTCTGCCGCCTCTGCCAGCCGGGACGCTACAAGCCCACGAAGATGACGGTGAAGGACATCCGACGTGCAGCCTACAACGGGAGAGTATCAATGCAACGCGCTGAGATTGACGTACAGAAGAAGCAAGCCCGGTCCTACGAGACCAAGAAGCGTGCGGTGGTGAACCGCTGGCACAAGGCCAAGGCAGCGCCATGGCTGACGGTGCGTGCCAACGTAGCCGACGAACTGTCGCGTGCTGGGCGCACGGCGGCGTACTACAAAAAAGCTGACAAAGACAAGACCTACGAGTTCTTCACGGCGTACGCCGATGCGCTGCGGGTGATCCGGTCACGGTGCACGATCTACGCAAAGATCGAGGAGCCCATCGAGGAGGGGGTGTCATGGCACAACATCGCCATGCGCTGCGGTGTGGACGTGAACGGACTGCGCGACCGTTGGTACGACCTGATGGTGGCGGGCAACAAGGTGCCGCTGCTGTTCAAGCAAGACAACCCGCTGCAAGAGAAGGGGGAGAACAGCGATGGCGCTTAACGCGATCACCTACGCAGGGATGATGAAGATGCTGCTCACCGGGGAGCACACCCGTGCGGACATCACGCGGAAGACCGGGCTGCACTCGGTCACGGTGGCGCGCTACATCAAGTACCTGCACAAGTACGGCGTGGTGTACATCGCGGACTGGATGCTCAATCCGGTAAGCCGCAACTACTTCCCGTGCTACGCGCTGAATGTGGACGGGCTGCCCGACATGCCCAAACCACCGGCAAAGGGCAGGCAGCAGATCGAGCGTGAATCCAAACAACGCCGCAGAGCGATGCGGCTTAACCAGATGATGGCGGGGCAAGCATGAACGTCTTTCGACTGATTGAAGAGAACGGTTTGAAACTGCACGGTGACATTGAGCACTTCGCAGAACTTGTCGCCGCTGCCGAGCGGGAGGCGTGCGATAAGGATCTAACCGCAGCTATGGCGCGTGAACGGGCTGTCGCCAGACAAGCCATCAGGTCAGAGAACAAGCTGAAAGAGATCGAGAACTACTACCTGCTGTACAAGGACGACGACATGGATGCGGAGAAAGCTTTGCAGCGGATCTCGGAAGTCATCTACGAGACGGACTACCTGTTCTCAAGGGGGCAAGATGGACTTCGTTAAATTCATGGCGTTGTGGGGGACGGCGATGCTGACCATCTGGCTATCTGCTGTGGCGATCTACTGGCTCGTGTGGTGGATGGCATGAGCGCCTGCCCTGCCTGCGAATACTTCGGGTCCACTGTGACCATGACGCGCCGACTGATGGGCGGCTGGGTTAAGCGATGGCGGCGCTGCAACATGGAGGACTGCGGTCACAAGTGGCAGACCTACGAGATCCCCATCGACGCGCTCGACATCAGCATCCCACCCGAAGACCTGAAAGAACTACCCGTTAGAAACAAGGAGGCTACCAATGAAACCTGAAGTGTCCGCTGCGTGTGTGGGTAAGCAGCGGTTCGATTCCCCGGATGCCGCTCGCAGAATTGCGCGCGTCTCTGGTCGCAGGACGGATTCCAACATCGACGTGTACCGCTGCCAGTACTGCAACGGCTGGCATCTCGGCACCAGTACCCGAGCACAGAGAAAAGGAAAGCAATGAGATGGATACGACTAAGCGAACTCCTCATCACAGGCATCGTCCTGTCGGCGCTGGGGTGGTTGTGCAGCCTGACGTTGATACTACTCATCCATTACGCAGCAAACTAAACTGGCCGTTTCCCAAAGACTGGCGAGATCCACCCGCCGTGAAGCGCATCCCTCGACGCGCACGACTGAGCGAAGTGGAGGACGCCCCGTACTAGATCAGGAGACACAGAGATGGACGAGGCAGACAAGGGCAACGAGACGGCAGAGCAGACGCTCAAAGGGTACATCGACCGTATCCGAGCACAAGCAACGACATCGTTCATCAAACCCACAGGCTTTTGTTTCAACTGCGCAGAACCCTCAGAAGGCAGGCTGTTCTGCTCCAGCGAATGTAGTCACGACTTTGAGAAACGCGAAAGCGCAAACAGGAGAAACCAATGAAAAAGAAAACCCAGACGATTGCCAAGCGCGTCCTTGCACACAAGCGCTTGAACCCCCTCGCCAACGGCAAGCAGATTGCGCAAGACCTCGGCATCAGCCCCGCGCAGGTCTACAACGTGATGTATCTCATGCGCAAGAACGGCGTGCCGGTGTCCGCTCGCAAGGCGGCTGCCCCCAAGGAGATGACGTTCAACGAACTGCTCCAGCAACTGTCGCCGCCCCCGAGGTTCTTGGAGGAGCAACCTGAGCCCACGCCCGAGAAGAAGGACGCCCTCGGTGAGCAGGTCGGTGGCAACCACTACGCCTCGCTTGCGATCCAGCCGATTGAGTACATCTCGAAGAACGGTCTCGGCTACTTCGAAGGCAACGTGGTGAAGTACGTCACCCGCCACCGCGACAAGAACGGCGCGGAGGACATCCGCAAGGCGATGCACTACTGTCGTCTGCTGCTCAAGCTTGAGTACAACATTGACGCCTGAAGGAGAACCATGAGCACCATCATCGACATCATCGCGCTACTGAAGAAGTCCCCTGCCACATCCGAGGGAGTCAGCCTGTCGCTCGGCATTCACAAGGTCACCTCACGCAAGTGGCTCAAGGCGCTGCACAAGGAGCGCATCATCTTCATCGCCGGGTGGCTAGCCGACGGTATCGGCAGGGACAAGGTACCGATCTACGCATTCGGAGAGGCAGAGGATCTGCCCAAGCGCGTGCTGACACGCAGCGAGATTTCCCGCAGGTATCGAGAACGACAGGAGGCAGAGAATGGCGGACACACCGGAGGTCAAGGTCAAGAAGGCGATCAAGAAGATCCTTCAGGACAGCTCAGCCTATTTCGCGATGCCGATAGGTAGCGGGTACGGCAACGCCGGGGTGCCTGACTTCCTCGTGTGCCACAAGGGTGAGTTCATCGGCATCGAAGCGAAGGCAGGCAAGGGCAAGACCACGGCGCTGCAAGACAAGCACTTGGCCGACATCCGTGCCGCTGGTGGACAGGCGCTGGTCGTCAACGAGAACAACTTAGACCAACTCAAGGAGATGTTCCATGATCGACATGGACGACTCACAGGCTAGCAAGCTGATGTCCCGGCTGGAGACGCTGCCGCAGGAAGAGCAGTCGCAGTTCAAACGCATCGTGCTTGCCACCGCGCTTGCCTTTCTGGCGGCTGACGAACACAAGCCTCGGCTGCTGCTCCTGCTGCACAACAAAGAGGAGGACATCGACATGATCACCATCCTGTCTGCGTTCGCTGGCGAGATGGACGCGCTCGACACGCTGGAGGCTGCGCGCAATTACATGACGCAGGATCAGATGAAAGACGCGCCACCAAAAGAGCAGTTCAACTAGGAGAAAGCATGCTGCCATTCAAGCGCCTGATCGCGCTCGACTTCGAGACCGCGTGGGGCCGCAAGGTCAAGCTCGGGTTCTCCTGCCAGACCACCGAGGAGTACATCCGGGACACACGCTTCAAGGCGTGGGGGTTGACGTGGGAGGACATCTCGCTGGGCGAGCCTGACCTGTGGGACGGTGAGTCCAAGCCCGTGAACCGTGCCGTGTGGGTACGCCAGCAAGACATCCAGCGCTGGGTTGATAGCGTGGACTGGAGCACCACCGCCATCGTCTGCCAGAACACGCAGTTCGATGCGACGATCCTGTCTTGGATCTACGGTGCGGTGCCGTGCTTCATGTTCGACACCCTGAGCATGGGCCGTGCGCTGTACGGTGTGGACGCAGGCAACAGCCTGAAGAAACTAGCCGAGCGCCACAACCTGCCGCCCAAGGGTGACGGCCTGTCTTCGTCGGAGAACTACCTCGACACGCTGCCCTTCGCAGTGGAGACAGAACTGGCGGAGTACTGCAAGCACGACACATGGCTGTGCAAGCAGATCTTCCTGCGGATGCTGCCCGGATTCCCGGCGAAGGAGTTGCGCCTCATCGACATGACGCTGCGCATGTACGTGCGCCCGCTGCTGGAACTGGACCCGGACATGCTGACCGATGCGCTGCTGAAGGAGCGCGGGGAACGTGAGGCACTGCTCAAGAGGCTGAACGTCACCGACGAGATTCTGGCGAGCAACCCCCAGTTCGCAGAGGTGCTCAAGGTGATGGGCGTGGAGCCGCCGACCAAGATCAGCAAGACCACGGGAGAGAAGACGTTCGCCCTCGCCAAGAACGACGCGCTGTTTCAGGCGCTGCTCAACAGCGACAACAACGATGTCGCGCTGCTGTGCGAGGCTAGGCTGAAGGTGAAGTCCACCACCGAGCGCACCCGTGCCCAGCGCTTCCTCGACATCGCCAGCCGGGGCAGGCTGCCTGTGCCCCTGACCTACTTCGGTGCCAACACCGGGCGCTACACCGCCAGCAAGGGCAGCGCCATCAACATGCAGAACCTCAAGCGCGGGTCGTTCCTGCGCAAGGCGATCATGGCCCCGGAGGGTAGCGTCATCGTGGTGGCTGACCTGAGCCAGATCGAGCCGCGTGTGCTGGCATGGCTGGCGGACTACGAGGACATGCTCGACATCTTCCGTGCCAAGGGTGATCCGTACGCCCAGTTCGGTGCGCAGATGTTCGGCATCCCCGGCATGACCAAGGACAGCCACCCGGTGCAGCGCCAGTCTGCGAAGTCCGCGTTGCTTGGGGCAGGCTACGGTCTGGGCTGGGCGTCGTTCGCCACGCAGCTTCTGGTGGGCTTTCTCGGGGCACCACCCCAGCGCTACACCAAGGAGGACGCCAAGCTGCTGGGCGTGGACACCGAGTACATCCAGACCTTTCTGGACTGGGACGACAACGTCACGCGGATGGACGAGATCCCGCACACCTGCTCCACCAAGGAGTTGCTGGTTCATTGCCTCGCTGCCAAGAAGATCATCGACAAGTACCGAGACACGGCGCACGCGGTCACCAGCTTCTGGTCCCTGTGCAGCGAGTTGATCGAGCGCAGCCTTGCCGACGGGGAGGAGTATCGGCACAAGTGCCTGCTGTTCCGGAAGGAGGAAATTGTCTTGCCTTCTGGCTTGAGCCTGCGTTACCCTAACCTCAGACGAGAGAAGGCAGTCAAGGGTGGGAGACCGCAGTGGGTGTACGGTCCAAACGCCACCAAGCTGTACGCAGGGAAGATTACGAACAACGTGGTGCAGGGCACTGCGCGTGTTGTCATGACGGACGGCATGCTGCGCATCGCGCAGCGCTACCCGGTGGTAGGCACCGTTCATGACGAAGCGCTCGCCCTTGCGCCGGAGAAGGATGGTGCAGAGGCACTCGACTGGCTCATCAAACAGATGACTGTCGAGCCGAAGTACTTGCCGGGGATTCCTCTGGCCGCTGACGGTGGCGTTCACCGTAGGTACGGCATGGCAAAAACATAAACCAAGGAGAGCCACGATGTTGCCGAAGCAAGTGAAGGTGGGCAAGACGACCTACCGTGTTGTGCAAACCAAGCAGCCCAAGCATATCTACGGACGTATCTGGTACCAGCTTGGGACCATCGAGATCGCACCCCGTGAAGCCGACAAGATGCGCGGCACGTTCTGGCACGAGATGGTTCACGCCATCCTCAAAGACATGGACGACCCCCGCTACGACGACGAAGACTACGTCACGGCTATCGGTACGCGACTCCACAAGGCAATCGAGTCAGCGAGGTTCTAATTGAAAGCAATCCCGGTCCGATGGAGCCACTCTTCCCTCAAGGATTTTGAAGGGTGTGCGAGGCGGTACTACGAGGTGAAGGTGGCGAAGAACTACCCGTTCACCGACACCGAGGCGACGATCTACGGCAAGGAAGTACACAGCGCCATCGAGGACTACATCAAGACCGGCAAGCCCATCGATCCGAAGTACGCGCAGTTCCAGCCGGTGGTGGACGCGTTCCTGAAGAAGCCCGGACGCAGGCACGCCGAGTACGAGATGGCGCTGGACAAGAAGCTGCGCCCCTGCAACTGGGATGCGCCGCAGGCGTGGGTCCGTGGCATTGCAGACATCATCGTGATCGATGACGACAACCTCACCGCATGGATCGGGGACTGGAAGACCGGCAACAACAAGTACCCCGACCGGGATCAGCTAGTGCTGATGTCGCTGATGGCGTTCGCGCACTTCCCGCATATCCGGCGGGTCAACTCAGCGCTGCTCTTCATCGTGAAGAACGACATGGTCAAGATGCAGATGGTCAGAGAGCAAGCCGACGAGGCGTGGTGGAAGTATCGCGAACGCATCGCCAGACTGGAGGCGTCGTACAGCAACGACGTGTGGAACCCTACGCCTACACCGCTGTGCCGCTGGTGTGTTGTGCGTACCTGTGAACTCAACCCCA